TGTTTCAGAACCTTCAACCAATGGAAATTGTCCATAATTACTTTGTATACCTTTACCATTATAAGTTGGAAATATAGTAGCCGTGTGTGTAACACGTACATTTGGAGCCAATTGTCTATTTGATAACAATATAGTTTCATGGCAACAATATCGTTTTAATAATGCACGAATACTGGATATGTACTCTCCACCAAATATTAAATTTAATGGATTAGCATCAGCGTCACACGAACCCACGAAATCCACACTTTCTGTATTCTCGGGCATATTAATATCTGCTCCTCCTTCACTCATAGGTTGTGTCGATTGTGATATAAATACTGGAGGGGATAAAAGCATTCTGTCCAAATTCACACTACTAGGTCTAAAAAACTGCATATCATCACAAGCACTGGCGCTCAAAATAACATCAATGGTACTAAGAGATGGCAATTCCGAGCTAGGTGCTATTAAATCATTCAAAACATATACAGAAATCATTCCATTAGAATTTTGGATGAAATTAGCATAACCAGCACCATCAGTTGGTCTGATTGAAGCGGGTAAAATTATTTCACCAACAGAAAGAAAGGGCTTATTTTTCGCCCATGATACCGTGAAACTAAAATCAGTAGTTTCAGACAAATCGACTATCCATTGTTGCGCCACATTTGCTGGCGGATCTAAACCACCAGGGACTAAATTAGGATCAAACACAATACGTACGCGCCCTCTATGAAAACTAGAAGAGCAAAATTGCATTCGAAACTTTAAACTTCCTCTCCAATATTTAAAAGCTCTCGCTACATAGCACATTGGAGTAGTTTCCATTCCATATGTAGTTTCTCTATATAACATGGGCGTCACAGGAAATTCAAATAATCTAGTATTAGAAAAATCTGTTGGTGCCCATGAAAATGTTGTTAAAATGATTCTATTCCCACTATATGAGGTATTGTCATTTGATCAACACTTTCTGAGCCAACAACTGCTGGATCGATAGTAACCTCCTGCTTGGCATCAAGTGATAACTTGGAACTTCCATCTTCAATATTTATATTGCTGAAAGATGATCCCATTTGCACAACTACCTGTTCACGTGGTGTCACTATTGTAGGATTGGAATATCCTGCAGCACTTGCAACTCCAGCTACAACTTGTGCGCCCAATTGAGTCGCCATGGCATATTTTCCCAAACCAGGAGTTTTGGTTAAAGTACCTGCTAACTTGGCCAACGCGGTTGCTGGTTTGGAAACTATACCTTGACCATATTCATCACTCTGCGATACAATCGCAGTTGGTACAGACAAAACTATATCGTCAAACCAGGCGTAAATGGAAATACGAGGATATCTAAAAATAGAGGATTGTACACTTTTTGCAGGCACAATCGGTATTATAGTTAAAAGACCCATTTCATTTAAATCCGTGTCTGATGTTAATAAAACACCATCGTCTGGAAAAATGAAAGGTAAGAGCATTTCTCCTCCTTGACTAGTAGTTGGATTCAACCACAGGTGCTGGCGCTGTGAAGCAGCCATAACATTGATATCACTAATCAGACTTACGTTCTCAAACTGATCTACAGAATGTCGTGGTTTATATGATGCTAAATATCTACCAACCATAAAGGGGGAACCATTGACAACTATTTTAACATGCATTCTACCAGTAAAAAATGAGTAATTAGCTGTTTTATTTTTTACCGTTGGTTGGGCAAAGTAAGTTGCCCAAGGATTTATCGATGATGGTATATTTTGCAATGTTATTTGTGTCAATAACACTGGACGAGCAAAAAAATCTCGCAAATCCGACATTTTCGTGCCTCCCATATTTCTCGTAGCATCTACTGCAGACGAGATATCGGATAGCACTTCCTCCCTACCGTCGGAAAAAGTTGTTACAGGGTGCGATGACCATGTAGCTTGGGATTCTAATTCCGGCACATCCGTGCCTAACTGAATAATGTCAGCTGCATTTATAATTGGGGAATTTGACCTCGTGCTCCCCTCGCACTCTTCTTTGTTAGTAAGTTCTATAATATTATCTATGGAAACCGAACTCAATGTCTCCAAAATATTGTTTTTGTTTTGCACTTAATAACGCAAGCCTGCAAATCATTTGTGCAACGATTTGTGGTATCCAATACGTTAAAATTTTGTGATTCTAGCACGATATCTAGATCCACTTCTTTTGGTAATTCCAAATACCTGCGTTCGCAATCACCCAATGTTGGTAATTCAGCGATCACATTACATTCATTCATAATTAATCTTAACCGTGGTAAGATGTCTTTATAAAATTCATGTCCATGTTGAAAAAATTCGTAACACGCACTAACTAATGCATTAGCACTTAAATCTTCAGGCAATAAGTCGCATCGCTTATTATCCATATAATTATGAAGACTTTTTGACACTGACGCAATTTCGAGTGGTGCCATATATACTTGATAAGTTTCATCAAATCTAAAATTCCTTTTTAAAAATGATAAATCTTCAAAAGGTATATATTCAACCAATTCCTCGCTTTTATCTGGCATGGTGAAAGTAATACCACAATCGCCTAAAGAATAATGTACG